GAACCGCAAGACATGGGTGGAAAGCCCAGATTCAAATCGTCAAAGATAGATACCCGAAACCTTAAGGTCATACCCACACTAACGGAGAAAATTATGAAGAATTATTGGAAGCTCAAGTCGATCGCCCTTGAAACGGAAGTCCACATCGCCGAGTTGTCCAAAGCGGCGAATGAAATAATTGCGCGTAAAAACGCCGCATTTACAAGTGAAGGTCTGAATGTCAAGATGAACTACAAGTTCGATGATGAGACGGAAACGTTGACAGAAGACGGAGAGATTAAAGTTTAGGTACGGTCCACCGCTCATGAAGAATATGCAGATGCGTCAGAAATTAACAGCGGACACGAATAAATCGTTCTAGCGCATATTCAAGAAGTGTGGTATACTAAGGTATGTCGCTGTGGTGTGATGACAAATACCTCCGCTTAATCTCTGGTCAACTTGACCAGTTTAAGTATCTTTCGCCGCAGAAGAGTCGCTTTCGGTGCCCCTTCTGCGGCGATTCCGCCCGCAATAAACTCAAGGCGCGGGGCTATACCTTCCCCAAACAACAGACGATTATCTATAAATGTCATAACTGTGATCTTGCGCTGCCGTTTGGTGCCTTTCTCAGACGTCTGTCACGTCCGCTATTCAACGAATACATCATTGAGAACTTCCGCACACAGGCGCCAGTTGTCGTCGCCACACCTCCTCCTAGCATCTCTAAGCGACTTCCTATTCTCTTTGAGGGTGTTGATCAACTCTCGTCCGCATCGCTGGATGCGTCTCTACATCCGGTGCGTGACTATGTGTCTGCGCGACAGTTACCAGACTCTGCGCTCACGCGGTTGTATGGCACGTTGCGAGGGCATACGTGGTTAGCGTCACTTGTCGGGAAGAAGAAAGCAGGGGCGATTAACAACGGCTTACCGTATCTGGTGATCCCGCTGCGACTGGCGAATCACGAATGGTACGGGGCGCAGATGCGATTGTTGACGCGCAAAGAATACCTGACATTTCGTTGGGGGCATGATCAGTTGCGCGTCTTTGGTTTGGATGTGTGTGATCGAACGGCGTTGACCTATTGTGTTGAAGGACCTCTCGATGCGCTCTGCGTGCCGAATGCGATTGCCATGTGCGGGTCGGATATTCTCAGTGGGTTGGAACGTCTCGCAGACGAGGGCACGTCGGTGGGCAATCGCGTGTTAGTGTGGGATAATGAACCACGCAATAAACAGATTACCAATCATCTACGACGCGCCATTAAGGCAGGCGAACGGGTGGTCATCTGGCCCCGGTCGCTTCCGAAAGATTTGAACGATATGGTCGCTGCGGGGCACGACGTTGAAGCACTATTATTGAAGCATACGTATCGCGGATTGTCCGCAGAATTAGAGTATCGCCAGTGGACTATATAGATTATGGACTTAGTGATGATGATAGAATTTCGTGGTATGAGCATACCGCAGACAAATTCGGCGCGAGACCAACCAACCCAGATACAGCCTTAGCCTCCACCCGAATTCTCGATCACGGGGATGTGTCGCTACTTGCGACATACGGCAGTGATCTAGGCATCTGTGAAGCGGCGCGGGTATCCTACGGCAAGGGGACCGTCTCGAAACGCGAACCCGCAGCCCTGCTGCGGTATTTGATGCGTCAGCGACATACCAGCCCGTTTGAACAGGCGGAAGTGACGTTCTATCTACGTGTGCCGATCTTTGTCGCGCGGCAATTGATACGACACCGAACCGCCAACGTGAATGAATATAGTGCGCGGTATTCTGAACTCTCGGATGACTTCTATGTGCCGGCACTCTCACACGTCTCTTCGCAATCCAACACGAATCGGCAGGGTGCTGGTGAGACGTTAGGTGATACTGCGACGGAGTTGGCACAGACGGATATCCAGCAAGCGCAACAGAATGGGGTCGATACATATCATCGCTTGCTGACAACTCACGACGTGTCGCGCGAGTTAGCACGGGTTGTCACCTCGGTCGGCACCTATACGGAGATGTATTGGAAATGCGACCTACACAACTTTCTCCACTTTTTGAATCTGCGTATGGACGCCCACGCGCAACAGGAGATTCGTGACTTAGCGACTGCCATGTATCGGTGTGCCAAACCATTCTTTCCGATTGTCCTACAAGCATGGAACGATTATGTCCGTGGGAGTTATACCCTGAGTGCTGCCGAATGTTGTATGCTGGGCGACATACTAAACAATACCACGGACACCACATCTTGGCCAAACAACACTTACGATATGTCCGACCGCGAACATGTCACCTTTAAATCATTCCTCAACAGATTGTTATCGCAATAGGAACTTATGACCGAATATCAAAAGTTTATTCATCTCTCGCGTTATGCCCGTTGGCTCGACCAGGAGAATCGGCGCGAGACATGGCCAGAGACCGTTAAACGCTACTTTGATTTCTTCGCCACACATCTTAAGGACAAGCACCAATACACGCTGACTCCCGCGTTGCGCAAGGAACTGGAAGGCGCGGTGCTGGCGATGAAGATCATGCCGAGTATGCGGTGCCTCATGACCGCTGGGGAGGCACTGACAAAGGAAAACGCCGCAGGGTATAACTGTTCCTACATTGCGATGGATTCTCCACGGGCGTTCGACGAAATTCTGTATGTACTGATGAACGGCACCGGCGTCGGCTTCAGTGTGGAATCGCAATATGTTGAACAGATGCCCCGCGTGTCCGAAGACATCCACGACACCGATACCGTGATCCATGTGTCCGATAGCAAACTGGGTTGGGCCAAGGCACTCAAAGAACTTATTGCGATGCTCTATGTCGGGCAGGTGCCGTCGTGGAATATGTCGCGTGTGCGGGCCGCTGGCGCGCCATTGAAAACCTTTGGTGGGCGTGCGAGTGGTCCCGAACCGTTGGTTGAACTATTCAAGTTCTGTGTGCGCACCTTTGGGAACGCACTCGGGCGCCGATTGACCACGCTGGAGTGTCATGACATCGTGTGTAAGATTGCGGAGGTTGTCGTAGTTGGTGGCGTGCGTCGGAGTGCGCTCATCTCACTGTCAGACATCCACGACGATAGAATGCGCGGCGCGAAGAACGGCGAATGGTGGAGCATGAATTCGCAGCGGGCGTTGTCCAATAATTCCTATGTCGCGCATCGCGAACGGCCGACGCTGGGCACATTCATCGACGAATGGAAGTCGTTGTACGAATCCAAGTCTGGGGAACGTGGTGTATTCTCGCGCTATGGGGCACAAGCACAGGCCAAGAAGACCGGCCGGCGGGATGCTGACCGCGACTTTGGGACCAATCCCTGTTCCGAGATCATTCTACGTAATCGAGAATTCTGTAATCTCAGTGAAGTGGTAGTGCGCGAACAAGATACGCTGGCGTCACTGAAACAGAAAGTCCGACTGGCGGCCATTCTCGGTACCTTCCAGTCCACACTCACCTCATTCAAATATATTTCCAAAGAGTGGGAGAAGAACTGTAAGGAGGAACGATTGCTGGGCGTCTCGCTCACAGGCATTATGGATAGTGTCATGACGAATGGCACCGAGCCGGGATTGGAGAAGCGATTAGACACGTTGCGTGAAGTGGCTGTCGCGACGAATAAAGAATTCGCGGCGGAGTTGAAGATCCCACAGTCGGCGGCGGTGACCTGTGTGAAACCGAGCGGGACGGTGAGTAACCTTGTGGACTCCGCGTCAGGCATTCACGCGCGGCATGCCGAGTATTATATTCGCACTGTGCGGGCAGATAAGAAAGACCCGTTGGCACAGATGATGATCGACGCAGGGTTCTATGCGGAATCCGATGTCACGCGACCGGAACATACGTGGGTGTTCTTCTTCCCACAGAAAGCTCCAGCCGGAGCGATCACGCGCAACCAGCGCACCGCGATTCAGCAACTAGAGTTCTGGCGTTTGTATCAGAACCATTGGTGCGAACATAAACCTAGCGCAACGATCTATGTCCAAGAAGAGGAATGGCTGGATGTGGGTGCGTGGATTTACCGACACTTCGATACCGTCTCGGGCCTCGCGTTCCTACCGAACCTGGAACACATCTACAAACAGGCACCCTATATTGATTGCACCAAAGAGGAATACGAGGAATGGTTAGAAAAGACCCCGGCAAATGTGGACTGGACCAAACTGGCAGTGTTTGAAAAAACGGACACCACTACCGGCAGCCAAGAGTTGGCGTGTGTAGCTGGCGCATGTGATGTAGTCGACCTTCCCTCGGCGACAAGCACTAAATAGAACACACGAAAAGGAAAGATGATGGCAAAACAATCAGCGTCAATCGAATGTAGTAACTGTGCGGGTGTCTGCACCATTTACGGCTCCAATGCGGATACGGTCCAGTTCTGCCCTTTCTGCGGCGACGAGGTGCTGTTCTCCTATGATAATGTCGGGCACGCACAGGACGATGACGATCTTCTCGACATCGATGATGAGGACTAACCACCGATGAATATCGGGATAGACTACTCGATGTCATGCCCGGCGATTTGTGCCTATGGGGAGACTCCGCAATTCTGGATGGCACATTCACGTACCTACCCTACTCTCCCGGCACTATCCACCGTGGTCATCTCAAGCACAGAGATGATGGCACGTGCGGAGTTTATCGCACAGTCCGTTCTCACATGGTTGGCACAATGGCCAGACATTCGGACTGTTGCCATTGAAGACTATGCGTTCAGTGCGACCGGGCGCGTATTTCATATCGGCGAACATACGGGCATTCTAAAGTATCTACTACACCAACAACACTACACCATCACCACCGTTCCCCCAACCGTGGTCAAAAAGTTTGCGACAGGAAAAGGCAACGCCGACAAAGCGCGAATGACTCGCGCGTTCCTTGAGCAATATCCACTCGCAAAGGCCTGGTGCCCGGCGTTCTTTCCACGAACCCCCGACACGGCATCGTTTGCGAAATCTCCCCTCTCTGATATAGCCGATGCGTATTGGATTGCCAAGCACGCCGCACCAAACGGCGCTTGACAATTTAACCCACATCAACTATAATTACAGTAACATAAAGGAGGACGCATGTGTATTACTATGCGTGGCGCCGGATACGCGGTCGTTGTTACACTGATATTGGGTACAGTGGCCGTTGGAACGCCGAGTACTCCAGTTGTCGCAAAAAACGTTGAGTCCATTCGGGTGTTCGTCACCACCCACCGTGAGATAAATGACTGTGGTTCGCGCCCTGTTCAGATTAGCGAACGAGGGAAAGCCTTTATTCGTCAGCATGAGGGGCTGCGACTAACACCGTATCACGACAGTACCGGATACGCCATCGGATATGGTATGCACACATGGCAGGGACTGCCAGTCACACTCACGCATCCAAGCTCTGTCACTAAGGCAGATGTCGAGGAAGAGTTTGATACGCAGTTGGCCGTCTATGCGGGCATCGTGACGAGAAGTGTCTGTACGCCGCTAACACCACCGATGTTTGATGCGCTGGTCAGCGTCGCGTGGAATGCGGGGCATGTGAATGCGTCCATCGTGCGGAAGGTCAACCAAGGACGCGCGGTCGACGCATCAGACTTCTTAACAACAGCGACCACACGCAATCGGCGCAATCGGGTACTCGTTGATCGGCGACTCCGCGAGTATATTATGTTCACCGGCGATTACGACCTCGCGATGGAATAACCAGGAATAATAAGGAGTATCACTAATGCTAACAGTATTCGAAACCGTCGTCAATAAATTCGGACCGTGGGTTATATGTTTTGCCATGATTGGCATCTTCCTCTACGAATCACACAGACATGAGGAAACACTTATATCTCTCAATGGTCAGCTTACCGCCGCACTTGAATCCGTAGCGAAGGTACATGAATCGCAGACCGAGTTGCTGGCAAGGGACGGGTTCATTCTCCCCCCGCAAGATGGCCCTCAGCCATTGCGGTAGAGGGCCTGAGAGTTCCCGTTAAACTTGATCCAAGTCTACATGAAATGTTTTGGACCGCCGCCGTCTGGGCGGTTCGTTCTGGCAATTCAGTCACCATCGTCAGTGCGAACGACCACATTCACATGAAAGACTCCACGCACTATGCTAACCGTGCGCTCGACTTTCACTCGTCTGACCTCGACGGACTGAACACATGGTTGATTTACCAAGGGTATGGCACGTTATGGCAAGTTGCTGGGCACTTCAATCACGTCCACGGGCAAAAACCCGTATGACATGTCATCTTGTTTATGATGTGAAAATGTAGTATAATTAGTTATGTTAGAACAGACCACTCTTTATGAGGCTAGACAATGGAATATGAAGTTATTTTTCCTGAGAACGAAGTGACACCAACGGATACGTCGCCGGTGAAACTGACACCCGAGACGGACCCCTCCCCAGACGCATTGCTGGCCAGGGCGGAACTGAAAGCCAAAGAACTGGCGCGACTGCGCAGCACTCTCGCGGGCGCAGCACGGCAACAGCGACAGGACGCCAGCATACAAACTAGAAAGAATAAAAATCGGCGACGCAGGGCGATCGCCGCACAGAGTCGTAAACGCAACAGATAAAATAGGCGGTGAATATTATGGGTGTAACACGTGTCGTAAAAATTGTGGCAGCGATTGCCCTCTTGGGGGTCGTCTTTGCTATAGGGCGTTGGGGTGGAACGAATGAGGAGGTGACAGTTGCCACTATCAGCCATCCTGCACCGAATGTCACCACCATTCAAGTGCCGGTGGAGGAACTGACACCCGAAGTCGTCGAGGAATATATCGACCCAGAGAACGCGGCATACGTGGACGACCTTCTCGCTGAGAACAGAAACCTCGAAGTATTGGTGGCGGAGTTGTCGATGTCACTCGCGACAGCAACTTCAGAGGGCGGCGGCACCGCTGTTGTAACACCTATTGAAACGCCGCTAAGTGAAACCACGTTCACGGCACTTTCCCCAGAAGCGCCGGTGGTTCAACCGACCCGTGTAGCGTTCAAAGACTTCCGATTAGATTTTCTGGCCGAAGGCACAGAGGCCAGTTATACACTGACGCAGAAATTTTTGATTCTAAACACCACAGGGCGTAATGAGGATAATGTGCCGACCAATTTGATTCGTCTGTACGAAATCGGTCCAGGTACGACGCGCACATCCATCCCTGTCACCGAGACAACGACGATTGCGGCCGCGAACACTGCCGCGCATTGGTATGTCAAGTTTGGAGTGCAGGGAGGCGTGGGGCAGGTTGCCGGTTGGCGAGACGCTGGCTCCGCATTCGTCGCGGTGCCTTGGCTAAAGCGAGGCAACAATCGTAGCACAGAGAAAACGCGGTGGGCATTCGCAACACCTGCGCTTGCGTATAGTGATAACGAGACGAGCATCGGCGTGCTACCCATGTCCTTAAATCTCGGCACGATCATGAGTAATAAACACCCGCTCACTAATCTCTGGGCTTCTCCGTACATAGGAATAACAGTCAATCGTGGGGCGACTCGATTTGGTGGCCTCTTCTCTGTCACATTCTAACGTAATATAATAATATGACTAAGCCAACACATACGCTGACTTGCACAAAATTCGGAAGTAATATCAAGACCATGCTATACGGTGTTGTGACACCAGAACAACTGGCCGACGCCCAGCGAGAAATACTACACCGCGCAGAACAACTCTCGCCACGTACGACGTCGCCACAAGCGTCGGCCGATAGCCAGCGTCATAGTCGTGACCAGGAGTCTCGGCCCAAGCCGGAGCTAGTCGTCAACCCGTTTCAATCTGGTGGGGGTCGGTAATATTAATAAGACAAAAGGCGCCGCATATACATATTGATATCAAGGGGGCTGAGATGAATGTTCAAGTAATGGTGATAGCATGTTACTAGCCAGTTGGATAGCTATCCACACAGCGGCGATAGTAATAATCGCCGCGCTAACCGGAACGCTGTTGGTTCACGACCAGTCCGTGCCAGCCGAAACAAACGAGTGGACTGTCCCTCAGACAGCCGAGGAACTATGTCGACTTCCGCTCCTCCGTCACGGCAATCTTGATTGCGATTTACACTCCGTTCACTTTCATAGCCGAATTCTACAAGATCAGCATCTCTGCCTACGAAATCTTCCTAGAGGTGGCGACCAAACTCAACCGACATCGAGGGGCGCTCTCGTCATATAAATATTCGTATAACTCGTTAAGATTATGACCGTACATTATGCCTCGATGGGATTTTTATTGTGAATGTTGTCAAACCACTTGTGAGTTGGCTTTTAAAACCCACCAAGATTCGAAAAACTCTTGCTGCCCTAAATGCGGCGGCCCGCATACGCGCCAAATCTCAAAAAGTAATTTCGTCGTTACGGGGTATAATGCCAAAAATTTATACTCCAAAGGATAATAAATAATTATGTCTGATGTGACCGCACCAAGCAAACCCCTCGGCGGCACCGAACTTATTCTCGCCAATCTTCAGGCTGCGCTACCGGACCTAACCAGTCAAGTGCAGATTATGATGTCACGTCCTGAGAACTATACCTTTGAAGACAAGCCGCGTATCTTGTGGTGCCAAGATTTGCCGCAGGACCCCGCATCCTCTGTCCTAAAGGATCAGAGTTATCGCACAAAGTTTAACAACATCGTGTTCGCCTCACACTGGCAGCAACAGCAGTATAATATGTATCTCGGTATTCCATATAGCGAAGGCACCGTCATTAAGAATGGTGTGCCCTATCGTGAAGCGGTCTTTCCCAAACCCGACGTGGAAGGGGAAGCCAAGTTCAAGTTCATCTACACCTCCACTCCACATCGGGGACTTGCTATTCTTGGTGCGGCCGCAGAGATGCTGGCGAAAGAACGTGAGGATTGGGAACTCCATGTGTATTCTTCGTTGAATATCTACGGATGGCACGAACAGGATAAAGAGTTCGAACCGCTGTATGATATTCTCAAAAAGAACCCACGTATCATCTATCACGGCACACAGCCGAATGCAGACGTGCGTCAAGCGTTAGATGAGTCTCATGTGTTTGTCTATCCCTCAGTGTATGCGGAAACCTCCTGTATGGCTGTGCAAGAAGCCATGATGGCAGGCTGTCTCGTCATCACCAGCAACTACGGTGCGCTGCCAGAGACGTGCGCAGAGTGGGCGTGGATGTTCCCGTACGACGAACGCCCCGAGTCCATGATCGTCAATACTCTTGGACATATGCGTGAGGCATTAGACACCTACACCAGCAAACATACAGAATATACATTGCGGGCACAGAGCAATTATTATCAGCAGTTCTATTCGTTTGAGTCACGAATTCCTACGTGGGAGAAGCTGCTACAGTCGGCCATTAAGAAGGGCACGCCGGTTGAAATGCTGGTAATCGAATAATGTCTGGTGTAATTGTACCGTTCGAAACGCGAGAGGTGCGCGACGCACGATTAGCGGCGGGCAAACAGAATGAACCTGAACTAACACCGGAGGAACGCCTCGCACGATATGAACAGCATACGGTTATTATCTGTCGTAAATTGTTGCAGCATTACAAACAAACGCAGCGATGGAACACAGACTGCGAAAACGAAATGATGATAGCTGTCACATCACTCAAGAACATCTGCCGCCTGCTTGCGGCAACAACGCCCGAGGTACCAGTATGAAAGCACGACAACTTGGTGAGATTCTCACGCATCAGAAGACACTGACGAAGACCGCAGATAAAGTCGAATGGCTGCAAAAGCATTATTCAACGGGGCTAGGGTATCTGTTGAAACTCGCGCACTCGGACGCGGAGTGGGATATACCACCGGGCGCGCCACCATTCAAACCGGATATAGGGCCTATCGGATTGACACCCTCGCATTTGCTGCGCGAACTCCGTGTACTCTACGTGTTCATCAAAGGCGGGTCGCCTGTATTGCCGCATCGACGCGAACAATTGTTTCAGCAATTGCTGGAACGACTTCATGTCGACGAAGTGGCAATTGTGCTGGCTCTGAAGGACGGCAAATTCCCTAGCACCTATCGCTGCACGAAAGCCGTCGTCAACGAAGCGTTTCCTGGTCTACTGGACCAGAAGTTCGAACTGCGGTACTTTAGATAGAGGGTTAAACAGATAATGCCCCATATTGGCGAGGAAATACCAAAATTTCTACGTGACGGCCTCGATGAGCGATTGAACCTAACTTACATGGTGGTATTCAGCCCACGTAAAGCGAGTAAGATTCTGTTTAGCGGGATAACATTTACCATCGCGATCTTATATCTCCGAGGCGATTCGTCTTGGATGGAATTCTTCTTTGGCGCAGGTAGCCTTCTGATATTCATTCGACTGTTATTTGGCACACCAATGGAAACACGACTTACCCCCGAAGCATTCCAGAGACTACAACAATGGCTTACTGTTGATGAGGAATCCGATGAGTGATAATAACGACGACGCCGTCGCCATTTACCCCATTAAATATCGCAAGGACGACGGAGTCGAGGACGCAGAGGAAGAGTTTGCGGAGCGGCACGACGAAATCGAAGACATGTATGCTAATATAACGCCGGAACTTCAACTTGATCTCTTACTCATGTTCGCCAACGCCGCGGAGTTCCGTCTAGCTTCGACTATACCGCTGACGGCCAACGCCGAATGGCTGGAGATGATGAGCCGCTTGTTACGCCAGTTATTGATGGTCATGACTCATTTGGAACCAGACTCACCGAAACCGAACATCGCTTTGGAAGATCCGAAACTGTACTGGCCATCCGGCGCCGGCACTATCAATTAGGAAGAATTCTATTATGCCCAATTACTCGTATTCATGTTCTATTGCCGACTGTGATTTCAAGGTGATTGATTTGAATTTGCCTATCGCGGGTAGAAATTATCCGACAACTCAACCGTGCCCTGTATGTAAGAGCGAAAACACCATCGTAAAAGATATCACATCTCCAGGCGTGTCTTATTCCATAAACAAGGGCGGCCTGAAAACGCCTGACGCCTTCAAAGACATTTTGCGCGATATCAAGAGCAAACACCGCGGCTCGACTATTAACATCGAGTAGCCCCCGAGTAAAATCATGAGAACTTTTGAACACGAACCATTCACCTTCCCCAGTCTAGAACAAGTCAACCAGCGCGTCGGCCGGGTCTACCGTGTCCTCTCTGGCGATCATACCGGAGAGGAATATCCGTCTATCACGCGGGTACTGGGCGCCCGTCCCAAACCGCAGCTAGCCGCGTGGAAGAAGCGCGTGGGCAGAACCGAAGCCGCGAGGATTACCACAGAATCCACGTCGCGCGGCACGAAGTTACATCTTCTGGCAGAATCCTATATCAACAACGAAGCCGATCAGGTCGCAGACGCGGTGCCGACGCTCACAGACGACGTTCAACAGTTCTGGAGGGATATGCGCCCATGGCTCGATGAACACGTCCAGCGCGTCCACGGACAGGAATCGGACATGTACAGCGCACACCTGAAGGTTGCGGGGCGTGTGGACTTACTCGCCACAGTGGACGGAGACTTATCCGTTGTCGACTTCAAAACGTCACGTCGGCCGAAGAAGCGTGACTATGTGTTGGACTACTTTCTACAAGGCTGTTTCTACAGTCTCTGTGTGTTTGAACATACGGGGCTGAAGGTCAAGCGTATCATCTTCCCTATCGTTTCGCCGGAAGGGCTTGAGGTCTTTGAGACGACCCCATCAGCCGAGTTCAAGAACTTACGCAAACGCATTGACGAATATTATTTACACTACCACACATCATGATAAAAGGTATTATTCTCGCAGGTGGCAAGGGCACGAGGATGCATCCGTTGACGCTCGGCGTCAACAAGCAACTGTTGGCCGTCTTCAACAAGCCGATGATATACTATCCCTTGTCTACGTTGATGCTGGCTGGCATTCGTGACATCCTGCTTATCACGAACCCGCACGATATAGACGGCTTTACCAGACTCCTCGGCAATGGCTCCAATTTTGGCATCCACATCCAGTATTGCGCACAACCCAAACCAGAAGGGATAGGGCAAGCCTTCACCCTCGGCCGTGAGTTCGTTGGATGGGACCGAGTAGCACTGGCCCTGGGCGACAACATTTTTTACGGCGCCCACTTCACCGACTACCTGCAAGAGGCCGCGGCTCGCGAGGAGGGTGCGACCGTGTTCGGCTATCGGGTCCACGACCCAGAACGCTATGGGGTGGTGGAGTTCAATAAGTGGGGCAAGGCAATCAGCCTTGAAGAAAAGCCAGCGGCACCAAAGTCTTCCTACGCTGTTACGGGGTTATACTTCTACGACAATCAGGTGTTGGATATTGCCGCGGCACTCAAGCCCTCTCTGCGAGGAGAATACGAGATTACCGACATCAATCGAGTCTATCTTAACAACGAACAGTTGCACGTCAACACATTGCCCCGTGGAATTGCGTGGCTTGATACGGGCACCAACGAGACGCTCATGCAGGCGTCCAATTTCATTCAAGCGGTGGAAGAACGTCAGGGGTTGATGGTCGCGTGTCTTGAAGAGATTGCACACCACATGGGATACATCACTATTAATATGCTGGCTCGACGCGCCAAGGCCTTGGCGACAAGCGCCTACGGGCAGTATCTCAAACAGTTGCTTGACTTGCACTCTCACACGACATAAGGACACCAATGTCAAATGAAAATCCTATCGTTCATCTCCACGCCGCACAAACGGCTTTGCCGGGCGTAATCATCCTTGAACCCGACGTCTATTCAGACCCTCGGGGAGTGTTCTATGAATCGTTCCACACAGAGAAGTATCGCACATTCGGCATTCCAGGTCCGTTTGTACAAGATAACTTTTCGGTATCGATAGGTAGAGCTATTCGCGGATTACATTTACAACTCAAACGCCCGCAGGGTAAGCTCATTCGCGTCTTGCGCGGAACCATTCGTGACGTGGCCGTGGACGTGCGACGGGGGTCCCCAAGGTTTGGGCGTTGGCTATCGATTGACCTCTCGGCAGACTCGTATCAACAAGTTTATGTGCCCGCCGGGTTTGCGCACGGGTTCAGCGTACTGTCCGACGGCGCCGAAGTCGAATATAAATGCACGACGCATTATGATGCGGCAGACGAAATTGGCATTGCGTGGAATGACCCCGCACTCAACATTAACTGGGGTGTGGAATCTCCTCTTCTCTCCGAACGTGATGCTGCGCACGGCACATTGTTAAGTGTTGTCGACCGGCTCCCTCAAGACTTATACGAGGCGCGATGCGACGAATTCCTTGATTTCTAGTAGTGCATGTGGTATAATGATTACCATAGACGTTAAAGACCCACCCGCGCCACAACCATAAAAAGCGCCACGGCGCGAGAGTCGATCGGCAACGATAAAAAGATGAGCAGGATGTGACCGGTTTCGAACGGACGAGTCGTTTGGAATCTGAACATTGGCGAGATCGGTAACGGGGGATAGATGACGGGGCGCTGTAGTTATGTCGCAAATCTCCATGAACGCGATCTAGAAAGAAACACACCAATGACAAAGATGTTAATGGCGAAGATGATTCGACCAAGCGCCCGGTGGGTGACGCTGTCGCTCCTCGGACTTGCGTTTCTACCGAGCGTGGCCTACGCCCAAAACGAAGTTTCCCAGGAGATGTTTGCCGTCAACAACACTTGGATGTTGGTCGCGACATTCCTGGTGTTCATCATGCATCTCGGATTCGCGACGCTGGAATCCGGGCTAACCCAGGCCAAAAACACCGTAAACATTCTATTCAAAAATACGGCGATTGTGGCCATAGGTTTGCTGACATACGCGATTGTGGGATTCAACCTCATGTACCCGGGCGATTTCAGTATCGGGCAGTTCTTCGGGTTCTCGGGATTTGGGCTAACTCCTCCAACCGACGGAGATACCATCGCGTATGCCAGTGGCAACTACACGTACTGGACCGACTTCATCTTCCAGGGCATGTTCGCGGCGACGGCAGCCACCATCGTTTCGGGCGGTGTGGCTGAGCGTATCAAGCTGAATTCTTTCCTAGTCTTCACGACGATCTACGTAGCAGTGATCTATCCGATTGCTGGTTCGTGGAAGTGGGGCGCTGGTTGGCTCGACCAGTGGGGCTTCTACGACTTCGCCGGTTCCACCCTGGTACATTCGGTGGGTGGTTGGGCAGCACTCGCGGGGATCATCGTCCTGGGACCACGTCTGGGCAAGTATGTAAACGGTCAAATCCGCCCATTCGCCGGGAGCAGCATGCCGCTAGCCACGATTGGAGTCTTTCTGTTGTGGCTCGGCTGGTATGGATTCAACGGAGGCTCAGTTCTCAGTGCCGACCCGGGGGCGGTCTCGCTCGTCTTCGTGACAACATCCCTCGCAGCGGCGGCCGGTGTCGTCGGAGCAATGATAGCAACCTGGACATGGCAGCACAAGCCGGACCTGAGCATGGTACTGAACGGTGCGCTGGCGGGGCTCGTCGGTATCACAGCCGGCGCTGACACGGTGAGCGTAAATGCCTCAATCATCATCGGACTCATCGCGGGACTGATCGTGGTGGCGTCAGTGTTGACATTCGACCGCATCAAGATCGACGACCCGGTTGGTGCCCTCTCTGTACACCTCGTGTGTGGAATCTGGGGAACGCTGGCAGTAGGAATCTTTAGCACTAATCCCGAGCATTTGTTCATGA